GCAATGGGAATGGGTTTTCGGTCTCCATCCCGACCACTGGAACAGGTTTAAGGTCTCTGTTCCGACCTTATAAGTATCTCTTTTTGTACTTTAATTATACATCCAATCCCTCAAATAGTCAAAGAATTTTTCTTCTTTATATAAAGATTATATTTTGTCAATAGTTTTGCGACAAGTTTTTTATTCTTTTCTATGCCAATTTCTGTAACTCTTCATCAAACAATTCTGCGGATGTTTTAAAATCAAATATTCCCCTTGGGTAATTGTTAATCCATGTTTCTATATATTTTATTTCTTCATCTGTTGTATCCTCAAAATCTACCCCCTTTGGTATATGCCTGCGTATAAGCCTATTATTATTTTCATTCGTGCCACGCTCCCAACTGCTATACGGGTGGCAGTAAAATACAAAAGTCCTCTTTTCTTCTTTCAATGCAGAACGCTCCATTCCCTCATAATCTGAAAACTCTACACCATTATCAACCGTTATGCTTCTGAATACCTTATAAAACATATCCCCCCATTTTCTCTCTAACCTGTCTAACGCATCTACTACCGAAGCTGCCCCTTGGTCTTTCAGCTTAATAACGATTTCATCACGGGTTTTTCTTTCCGTTAATACAAGCATACACGATTTTGTGACCCCTCTCTTTCCTTTTACCGTATCCATTTCCCAATGTCCGAATATCTCTCGTTTTTCTATTTCCTTTGGTCTGTTTTCTATGCTTTCTCCTGCGGTGGCTCTTTTCTGTACCTGTACTTTCTTATTATGCTTTTTCTTTTTACTTTTAATAGGTAAATCCTTGTTTGTAAGTTTCAAAAAAATTCCATTATCAATATATCTATAAAGTGTTCTAACACTTATTGTTGTCTTAAATTCAATCCCCGAACGTGCAACCTCTGCTAATGCTGCTTCCGGGCTAAATCTATTATCTACAATTTTGTTTTCTATATATTCCGCTAATTTTCTATCATTTCCTATTTTTAGGCTTCTGCCTTTTCCCTCTTGGGCGTAATCGTGTGCTTTTTGTCCTAAATCACTGCTATAACGCTCTTCCTCTGTATAGTCAGAGTTTCGGTGCATATACTTACCTTTGTCATATTCTCTATATATTGTGCTTCTGTGAAAATGTAATTGTTCTGCTACTGCTGCCTTTGACAACCCGGCGTTTAAAAGTGCTTCCATTTTGATACGGTCACTTTTACTCATTTGTTTAAATTTCTTCATATCGCACCTCCTACGCCAAAAGGGCAGCAGTTATTGCCTGCTGCCCTCGGTCTTTTATTCCGAATCGGTTACTTTTTCAATATCTCCGTTGTCTGTGTATACAATGTAATCTACTAAATGTGTTCCGCCAAACATTGCTTTGGCATCATGTTCCTCGCCTTTGGTATATTCATACACTGATACATATAACAAGCCGGATACAACACTTATACTCGTGCTTGTTTTTGTGGTTAAGTTTTCAACCGCCAAAATAGTTTTATCAGAATCAAAGTAGTTTTTATAACACGATAACGCATAATCTTCAACATTAAAGTTGTTTTCTGCTATTACAATACATTTCCAATTACCTGTAACATCATTCCTTACAGTATCGTACTTTGTTGAATATATCGTAGTAATATCCTTATCGCTTATACCTACAATATTATCCCCTGTTCTGTGTTCCACTATTTCCGTTGGTTCTTCCGTAATTGCTTCCGTTGTTTCTTTCTGCTCTGTTGTTTCCTCCTGTTTCTCGGATTCCGGCACTTCTGTTTTTTCTAATTCAGCAGTACCCCCCCCCGAACATCTGTTTGATTTTCGGTTGTGGTGTTTTCTGTTTGCCTGTTATTGCTTGCAATTATCCCGTGACCTATCCAAAAGACCACAATTACAGCAATGATTATAATGTGTTGTTTTTTCATGTTGAACCTCCTTTGTGTCCGATTCGGTCTATTCGACCTTGATTTTTTTGTTTTTTCCTGCTAATATATTTTAAAGCACTCGGGGCGATTAGCAGGAATGTTATGAAGTTCGCCCCTTGTGTTGACCCTTATTAAGTTTTTTATTCCTTAATCAATTCTGTGAGATATTCGATTAACTCTTCTTTCGGTGTATCATTTCTTATCAGTGCTATTATCATTTTTATTATCCCTTTGAACTGGTTGTTTGTCATTTTGTTATCCTCCATTGTTTAACTCCTTTCCTGCTATCTCCTTGCTACAATTACATTATATACTTATATAAGTATATTGTCAACAGTTTTTTATACTTATATAAGTATTTTTTTGTAGTAATACTTATCTTCTTTCTGATATATCCTTATCTCTTCATCTTTCCCCCGATAGTCTAATTCCGCATCTGTCACAAAATCGCAATTAGTGCATGAAATATATCCGCACTCCATAGGCCCGCAATCTTCTTTTCTTATTCTTTTTTTAGATAATTTCCCACTTCTTGTTATTTTGTAAACGTCTGAATACTGCATTAAATTGCTAAACTCTAATGTGCTTCCACACTTAGGGCAGCAATTCAACAATTCATCCATTTTATCCCCTCGCTTTCTTCTCTTCGATTGCTGCAACTATAAATTCGTTACGGCTCTTATATCCCTGTTTCTTCGCTTCTTTGTCAATCTCTGCTTTCTGTCCTGTCGGGACTGTTACAAGAAATTGGTCGTAAGCCTTTGCATTGTATTTATTTTTTGCCTTTGTCGCAGGCGTTCCGCCTGTCTTTTCCTCCGCCAACTGCTGCACCTCCTTTGCTCGTTGGTTTTTCTTTATCATATCACATTCATTATACTTATACAAGTATATAAAATGCACAAATAACTTTATATACTTATATAAGTATTTTGGTAATTATTCCGGGTTGCGTATATACTTATATAAGTATATAATAGCATCATAAGGAACAGGGAATAAGACAGACCCACAAAGTTATACACAGTATCCACATTTTAGGAGGTATTCACTATGGAAAGAACACTAGAAACAATCACTATCAACAACGCTTTAGAGGTTGTCAGACTTAAAGGCGAACTTAAATTTAAACATCCGCTTGGTTATACTCGTCCAAGCGGTTACTGTTTCAAGCACCCGGTTAAAGGCTTCTTTGCTTTTAAGGGTGATACAGAGCCGTATATGCCTTGTGGTGGCAAAAAGGCTTTACTTTCTATCATCCGTTCCGGCGGTTTTTTTAATTTTGATAATGTGGTTTGGCTTCAACCACTCAACTAAATACTTATCCGGGGTTGCGGTACTGCTGCCCCGGTACTATAGAGGTGGATATTATGGATTTTGGAAAATATGAAAAATATATGAATGACCGTAAGGCGGTAACGGTTGAAAATAACCGCCGAATAGAAAAGAAATTCGCCGAATGCGAAAAGTGGGTTGCTGATAATCTCATAAATTGCGGTTGTGTCTTTACAAACCACTCTGAATTATTGCAGAAACAAAGTTTTATGATATGGATTGATAACGGCATTAGCATTTCTCATAAAATATATAAACTTTCTGAATGTGGTATTACCCCTCTTGTACTGCTGCCTTATCCTGTCAGAATATAAAAATAACCCCCAAGGCTTCATCAAGCCAAGGGGGCATTTTGTTTACTGCATATTCTGTTATTTTGTATTTTCTACAAGTGTTACCACTGCCGGGGTTGTCTGCTGTTTGTTTTCAATGTAGGTTGTAAGGTTCTCGTTAGCTTCCCATTTCTTTTTTGCTTCCGCTAATACAGATTCCGCAATCTGTACCAACTGCTTTTCTGTAAACAGGATTCTAACCACGCTCGGCAGATATGCGTACATTTTCGCAACCACTTCCGACAGCTTAATAATCCCTGTGCCGGCCCCACACTCTCCCTCTGCATCTGTGACAAACTTAATTGCAATCTGCTTTAAGATTTTGGTCTGTCCTGTCTTGATTAAATAAATAATCAAGGCTACAACCATAGCAATAAGCAATACAGAATCCCAATTAACAAGTAACCATTTTAAAATCTGCATAGTATTTTCCTCCGTTTTGTGACCGAATCGGTCTATTTTACATCTGCTGCATTAACCCAACCGTACACGCCTTTACCGTCCTGTGAAATGCAATGATAAGGGTGTGTGCCTTTGGTATTTACTGCCGTTACCTTACAGGTGCTTGTAACATTCTTCTGTACGCTCGCATATTCCGCCGTAGAGGACTTGTAAACCCCTCCGCCTGTGAATGTTACTATATCGCCTTTTGAAACGCTTGCGGGGTCGCTGTGTGCCTTAGAGGATAACTCCTTGATAGATTCCGCATTGACCCAACCGTACACGCCTTTACCGTCCTGTGAAATGCAATGATATTTATGTGTGCCTTTCTCATTTACTGCCGTTACCTTACAGGTGCTTACCACATCCTTTTCCTTGGCTGCATATTCTGCCGTAGAAGAGATATAGACCCCTCCGCCTGTGAATGTCACTATATCGCCTTTTGAAACTCCTGTAGGCGTTTCCTGTGGCTTCTGCGGTGTGTTCTGCTTCTCTTCTGTCTTGGTGTGTGATACGTCCGTTAAGTTGCTTCCCTTTATCGCTTCGTATACTTTGCTTCTACGGCTTTCATATTGCCCCATTGTGGCATCTTTTAAGGCGTAGGCGTGTATTTCTTCAAGTCCTACCTTTTCCGCCCCTCCTGTGGCTTCTGCTGCCGTCTTGGCAATGCGTGAACTTGCACCGCTACCGCCTTGGTTCTCTAAGTCCGCAAAATAGGCAAGTGCTTTTAAGGATACTAAACCGATTTTTACGCCGTTCTTTACATATCCTGTAATATCTGCATCCGCTAAATCGTCCTGTACTTCCTTTCCGTCCTTGGTTGTGAGCAACTTAGATATTGCATTGGCTTCCTCTTCGGTTGCTTCTCTCTCCTGTCTGTTCCACGCATCCGCACTACTTCCGGCAATCTCTGTATACAGGGCATCCCCTAATATCTCTTTTGCCTGTTCCTGGTCCTTTTCAACAATGGACTTTAAGAGGGGCAACGCTCTACCCCAATATGCGTTCCATTGGCACTTACCTATGCTCATTCCGTGGTTGTTGTCGTTTCTGTTTACGCTTCCGTAATTACCCTCCTGTGAGTAGATAATACCGCTTGCGACCTTAACAACCTTTTTTACCTGTGCTGCTGTTACTGCCATAGTGTACCTCCTACGCTCTCTGTGTATATCCAAGGCTTATATACCCTGCACCGCTCTTTAATTTGCCCCAAGTGGTGTTACCGTTCTTTTCCTCTCCAACGATTGTATATACTTCGCCCTGTTTTACCTGTGTTGTTACCGGGTAATTTGTTCCGGGACCTTTTCGGACATTCAGAACGGCGGTATTGATTTTTACCCTGTAGCTTGTATCCTGTGGAGTATTTGCGGTCATTCCCGCTATTCGCTCCGTATATCCAAGGCTTATGTAGCCTGCACCGCTCTTTAATTTGCCCCAAGTGGTGTTACCATTTCTTACCTCGCCTACGATTGTGTATACCTCGCCCTGTTTTACCTGTGTGGCTACTCCGTAATCTGTTCCCGGACCGATACGCACATTTAATACATCTGCGGTAATCTTCACTTTGTAGCTTGCCACATTGTCCGTTGTCGGCTGTGCGGTATGCTGCTGTCCTCCTGCGGATACCGAACCGCCTAAGATACCCTTAACCTTATTTTTGAACTCCTGCCATTCTGTAGGATTGCTTACCATTTGAGCCGGGCAATTCTTTCCTGTTACGTCATAATGGCGTAATACATAGGAATCAACGCCACCTGCACCAATTCCAAGCATTTTACAAAGAAATGCACAAAGGTATGCAGCGTTTTCTTTTGTCCTGTCTGAAATTCTGTAGTTTCCAGCAGTACAACACATTTCAATACCTATACTGTTCGCATTTCTGCAAGAGCCGTGTTTATAAGACTTTGCCCCGCAATGCCAAGCGGTATCCCTTAACTCTACGCTTTGGTAAATTTCCGCATCATCTACAAAAAAATGAGCGGAAGCATTACGCCCCGCACCGCTGAAATAATTTGCATTTGCCTTTGCCGTATCCTTTGAATTGCCTGTATAGTGCATTACCACATAGGCTACGCTTCGGCTTGTGTTGTTGTTCAGATTGTCGTTGTTGCATTTGATACTTGAATTTATCCCGATACCGTTAATTGTATCGCTGATAAATCCGGCTGTTATTGTTTTTCCCATAACGCCGTACCTCCTTAAATATTGATATTGTTTAAATCAACAGAAATATCCTTTGTTTCCTCCGGGTATCCCTTTTTGATTTTGATAATGTTTTCTGCCTTGGCTTTCCAACAATACAAGGCAATTACTGTAGTGGTCGGGGTTGCTATGTATGTGGCAAGCACCCCGAATTGTGAATAGTCGATAAGTGTTACTTTGATACCGATATACAAACCCACAAAGTAAGTAAAAAGGACTGCGACCAATACAAGTTTTGTAAAGTTCGGCTTCGGAAGTTTCTTTTTACTTCCGTCCTGTAGCTTCTTGCATAACTTGTCTTTGTTCGCAATCCTAAATAGCAAATAAAAAACAAAGAATCCTATAGCAATGCCAAGGATTCCGCAAATAAGATATTTCATATTCTGTTTTTCCTCCTATGTTTCCTGTCCGTGTGCCTTTTGATTGATATGTTTTTCAATCTTTCCTATGGCTTCCGTGACCGGTCCGTTACATCCCTGTTCTTTAAGTCCTTTCAGACACGCCAATACCGCATAAGTGAGTAAACATAATTCATCTTCCATTGCCTTTATGTCCTCTTTCTCCTGCTTCTTTAAATCCTCAATATCGGTTGTCTGCTTTTCCTGTGCCTGAAACCATTTGATAATCTTGTACGCAACCGCACCAATGGCAGTTAATGCCCCTAATACGCTTGCGATAGTTATAATTGCTGCTGAATCAATATACATTGTGTGTAATTTCCTTTCCTTGCAGTTTGCAATACGGTGTAGCAAATCCACAAAAATAACTTTCGGTATAGTTCGGGCAGTTATCACAATTTCCTGTGCATCTGCTTACCTCTTCTTTCTTCTCCACCATACTATTTTCCTTAAACAGGGTGTTAAGGCTCTGCCTAAGTCCGTAACTGTTAAAATGTGACAGGATACCACGATATGAAGCTACTGAACGGTCTAACCTGTCTTTTCTTTCTTCTCCTGCCTTTACCTTTGCAATCTGATTTTTAAGATTACGCTTGATTTTTACCGCCGTTTTCTTCTTTAATCTGCGGTGTGTAGACCATATTCTAAAGCCTACAAAATCAACGCCCATACTGCACGGTCTGATAGTCGTTTTATTATTCAAATCTAACCTTAATTCGTCTGATAAGAATGTCCTTAACAACTCTTTGACCTCTGCCAAATACTTTTTGTCGTGGTGGAGTATGATAATATCATCCATATATCGGATGTAGTAATGCAATCCCAACTCATGTTTTGCGTATTGGTCTACCTCATTAAGGTAAATGTTTGCAAACATCTGTGAGGTAAGGTTGCCTATCGGCATCCCCTTATTGCTCAATCTGTCCGATACTACCACTTCGTCCGGCTCTTTTCCGGGCGGTAATCCAAAATTCATAGATTCGCAATTTATAATCTTTTCTAACAGGTTAAGTAATCGTTGGTCTTTAATCCTGCGTGCTAAAATCTTTAATAAAATATCGTGGTCTACCCTGTAGAAATATTTTGATATATCCATTTTCAGATAATAGTACCGTTCTGGCTTCCTTTCGGTCTGCCTTAACCAATACTGCAACCTGTCGGCTGCCTTATGCGTTCCCTTACCCTTGCGACAGGCGTAGGAATCAAAGATAAATGTCTTTTCGTACAACGGAAATAACTGCCTGTAAATCGCCCATTGTACTATCCTGTCCTTAAATGGCAAGGACATGATGAGCCTTTTCTTTGGCTCGTAAACATAAAAGGTGTGATACTTTCCTACCTCGTATGTTTCATAAATTAAGTGATTCTGAATATTTATTAACTGCTCTTCGTAGTTGCGGTTGAAAATCAATACATCATCCCTGTACCTCTTTCCTTTTCTCGCTTCCTCCCAAGCCTTATGTAAATTTTCAAAATCATAAATCTTTTCGTATATATTCTTTATGCTTTGCATTGCATACCTCTTGTAAATTTGTGCCGTACAAACCTAATCAGTTTTAACCCTTTCGGACGTGACAAATATATTTCTTTTCGGCTTACGCTTACTAACTGTCTTTACAGCAATTCAATCTTTTTCCTGTCTACAGGAACGGAAAATAACCCCTTTAACCCTGTTTGTACTGTCCTTACGGTCGTAACCGTAAGGCTTCTTGACATAGGGGCAGAGCGGAGCGGAAACCAATGTTGTCGTTCGAGTTGGAACGAGGGTTATTCAAGTTGAGAGCGGACGGACCCGAATTAGAAGTATTGTTGAACGCCGACCCACGGATAGGCAACCACCGTAACTTTGTGATTATTTCCCTATGTATTTTTATTTCTGTCTTTCCCTGCTGTTGACCCATTCCGAATAACCGCCTATCATTCGACCGATTTCGTCTACCTTTCGCATCCATACTTCCCAAGTGTGGAAATTCAAACAAGGCTTTTGGTTTGGGTATAGGTTCGGGTCTTTTGCAAGTCTTAGCAGATTTCTTAATACATCAACTTCAATATCCAAATCCTGCAATGTGGTTTTCTTGTGGTACTTCTTTTCAAGTCGCACCGCCATTTCCAACATTGTATACATTGTCTTTCTTATATCGCCTGCAAGTACATACCTCTCCGTTTTCGGAAAGTCCTTTAATTGAGGGTTGCCGTACAATATCATTTCATAAATCTTTTCCTTGATATGAAAAATATCATTGCCGTTATGTTTCTTTTCTTCCTGTTGTATCTCTTCCACTTTTGCAACCGCCTAACTGTAATGTATTTGCTATAAAGGGCGTGCTATCGCACGCCCTATCAGTTTTTCAGTGTTCAGTTTACAGTTACTCAACAAAAGCGGAGCGGAAACCAATGTAGTCGTGCGAGTGGGAACGAGGGTCATTCAAGCCGAGAGCGGACGGACCCGAAGGAGAAGTATTGCCGAACGCCGACCCACGGAGAGGCAACCTTTCGCCGTTGTTTCTCGCCCAAAATCTGTCGTTGCCATATCCTGTTACACCGCTGTCCGGGTATAAACCAAGTGCAACGAGTAACTTAGGGATTGCTACCCCGGAAACTGCCTTTACATTCTTAAATACTTCTGATGTATCGTTGCTATCTGTTGTCTGTGTGGTAACGCTTGTATTGATACGCAATGTTGCATCACTCGCACTTGTACGGTCAATTTTTAATGTGCCTGCTGTTCCCGGCTCTACTAAAGTTCCGTCCGGCTTAATCGCTTTCCAAAGTGTGCTTGATGCCGACATATCACAATCAAGTTTCATAGAGTTGCCGTAAGGAATAATCTGAATTTCTCCATTCATAAGGCGTAATCCACCGGTCCACTCCCAAAGATTGCCGTTAATGTCTGCAATGCCCGACATATCGTGATTGTGATACCATGTAGGCTGTCCGCTTCCTGTAAGTGTTCTCTGTGATTCTCCCTGTGGCATTGTTCCCCTCTCGTAAGGGTGGTAATAATCCTTGCCGTAATTCGTGTTTCCGTGTGGTACAGTACCCATTTTCTGTGATAACAGGTTAAGGTACGCAAATACACCTGCCTGATTTAAGTGCCAACCTGCCCCCTTCTTTTTGCAAGCTGCTACAGACTGGTCAAAGTTGATATAGTTTCTAGGCAGGTATCCGCCTAAAGAATATGCACGGTCATTTTCTACAATATTGAGGAACTTAGACACATAAATTACGCTCTTTTCCTCTCCGTCCATAATCCAAAATGGTAATGTTTCATCTGTTCCGCCCGTGATTACATCACTATACTTTGCCTTTGGTACTGCTACCATAATGCTAGGCATCCCGGTATCATCAAAAATTACCTTGTTGTTTGCACCAAACTGTGCTACTGCACCCTGTAAATCGTCAAAGTTTGCCATTGTATTTTATCCTCCTTAAAATTAAATTAACGCCCATAATACAAGCGTACATTTCTTCATATCGAACGGTACAGGTTCACGCTTTGTAATCGCTTTTCCGTCCTCGTCCTTTTCTCCTGTATCCACAATCTCGTATTCCCTTGCCGGGATAATGACCTGTGCCACATACTCCCTTGCTTCGGTATTCACACCAACGGTTAAACCGTCCTGTGTATCCTTGCAAATATCAAGCGTTACCTCTTCGTCACGCTCTCGGTTCTTGATGTTTACCATTAAATCATCATCCCCGAAAATAATTTTTGTCGTGGATACGTCATAGGCGATTTTCTCGCCCTCGTTTTTCTCAACTACAATAATCTTTGCTGCTGCCATTATCTGTTACCTCCCATTCTTCTTAATTCTCTGTAGGCTTCCTGTGAACGCACCGCAATGTGTTCTGCTGCTTCTCTCTGTGATGCCGTGGCATTACCTCTTACTCCGTAAGCCTGTAATACTGCTGCCGTATTTGCCTTTCTTTCATCACTTTTGATAATTACATTTGCCATTATGCGTAACCTCCCTGTACTGTGCATTTTACCGTTACTTCCTTGGCGGCCCCGGTATACTCAATCTTGAATCCGTTTAACTGCTTATCCGTAATACGGATTTCTCCTACACCGCCTGCGTCCTTTGCTTCCGCTTCAACATTTACGGTATAGTCCAAATTTCCCCTTGGTGTGGTAAGTGCAATGGTCTTTTTGGAATTGTTAAAAGGGTATGATTTTGTATTGGTAAGGGTTGCTTCTACAATCTCTCCCTGTAATCCCTTAATCCTGCTTTCTGCTGCACCAAGTTTAAGCATTGCAAGATTGGCGATTAACCCGGCTGATAATACCCTCTCTTCCAAATCGTTAAAGTTCTGTGCGTTCTGCGGTGTACCCTCCTGCACCACTTCGCCCTCTACGGCTTCGTGTGTGATTGTACCGTCTGCGTTCTGCACTTCCCTGTAGCGGTTGGAATACTGCGTTACATGGTCTTTCCAAATCTTAAATAATCCCATTTGCTCTATTCCTCCTTAAAATTAAAACTGAATCGGTACAACACACCCTGTTGTGTACCTTTTAATTTGATTGCTTCGCTCTTTTCCGCCCACAACTTACTAGCCGTATCGTACAACTGAATTTTCGTAATTGTTGTGGTCCCCGATACTTCCGGGGTAATGGAAATACTCAACGCTACCCTGCCGTCTTTTAAGCGTTCTCTTGTTAAGATTTTCGCCTTGTGCATAGTACCGCCATACTCGACCATAGCGTAAGCAATGTTGGTTTCTACAAACTGCTTGAAACTCTCTAAGGCTCTTTCTGTCAGCATTTCTTTACTCTCCTTTGCTTTTATTTGCTATAACCGATTCTTACCGCAACGCTTTACCTCGTATTGGTAGCTTTCGGTTTCTGCCGTGGTTGCCATTCCCTTATCAGATATTCCGGGTTTTGTGTTTGTATAAGGTTCTGTGCCTGTTTTTTTCTGTCCTGTCATATCTGTTTCATAAGGGTATTGTTCTGTTTCGGTGTCTGCCACCGTCTGTATATCTCTGTCCTTTACAGTTACCGCCCTGTCGGGTGCTGTTCCTGTAAATATGCTTTCAAACAGATAGGCTTGCACTTCTGTTTCTCCAACTGCTGCCACATCCGCCGTTTGATACTGTATATTTCTATCTGGCTTTGTTCCTGCAAGTTCTGAATCAAACTTATATGCCTGCCCTGTAGCCTGTGCGGTTATTCCCTCCTGTGCTACACCTCCTGCCGTGTTTCTCTGCGGTATCGTTCCGGCTTTTGCCTGTCCTGTCTGATTGCTCGTATATTGGTATCCCATTGTGTCCGATTCGGTCACAATCTCGGTATCCTTTGTTGCAAATGTAATATTCCTGTCCGGCTTCGTTCCTGTCGGTGTAAATTCTGCCGTATATCCCGCTGCCTGTGTCATTACATCTATAACCGTATTTTCAACCGCACCAACCGTATTTCTGTGTGGTTCTGTTCCTGCCTTTAATTGCCCTGTCATAGGCACGGAATATAGCCAAAATTCCGTTTTAGGCATTACTACCACAGTAATAGACCCTTGGTAATAAAGACCGTCTAAATGAGCCGTTAAACGCTTGTATATGTCAACCGTCTTTATAATCTCGTCATAGTCTGCTGCAACCCTTGATTCTGTCGTATCAAGTACAATACGGAATCTGTACGGCTTTCCTCCGTAGTCGAACCACTCTTCTATCTCACTCTTTGGGTGTATTCCACCCAAAGCCATTTCAACGGCTGCCTTTGTGCCTAATTTCTGATGCACTCTTACGCTATCCCGGATAATCGCCCTTTTCGCTTCTATCGGGTAATCGTAATCGTACCAATCTACATGGAGGTCATACGCCAATACATCAAGCCACGTTTCCGATAACTCGTTTATATTGGCGTATATGATATTCTTTTTTGTCTGCTCTACTGTTTGGTGCAGTTCGTCCGCTATGAGCCGACCCAACGCAACCATTTTTTCATCCTTTTTCAAGGCGGGCGGAAATGTTGCGTAAAAATCGGCATCTTTTAAACTATTCATCTTCGACCCCTCCAAAGGTTACGGTACACTTTTTTAATACTGCAACGCTTCCCTTTGGTATCTCCGTGAATACAGGTTTTTTAATATCCGCCCTCTTTATGCCCGAATCCATAAGGATTGCATAAAAATAGGACGGGTTAATATCCCGCCCCATTTTAGAGGTCTGCCATAATTCGTAGCTTTCCACCGCCAAATCAACCGCCCTTTTGATTTCTTTGGCGCTTGCTTCCTTGTCTTTCGGTATGTAATATGTTAATTCAATATCAAAATCAACCGTTGTCGGTGCTGCGACCGTTACCTTATCCGTCATAGGTCTTATATCATCTGCACTTAAATATGCCTGCACCTCTTTTATAAGTTCCTCGCTCGGCAACTCTCCGCCATATAGCATTATCCTTATATCTGCTACTCCGTCCTGCGGACTTTCTGCGGATACATCACTTATTTGTGAGGATACCGCCTTAGCGTGATATATATAACTCCCTCTCGGTCCGGCGGTAGTGTAGCTTTCTTCGGATTCTCTCATACGGTTGTAATATGCGGTATCGCTTTCTTCTCCGCTTCCCCCGGCTGTTTCTGTTGTGTTTACCACTTCCTTAAAATATAAAAATTCCTCTGTAACAAGTCTGCTTACCTGTCCGGGTGTAAAGCCGTTTCCGTCCTCTCCTAATGTCGTGCATACCGCTTCTACCTCTGCGTATGTTTCTCCTGCTGGGAATGTCAAGTATCCCGTTGTCACAAAGTTTATGTATCCGTCTACCGTTACCTCGATTTCATCCGTTATCACATACTCCTTATCAAGTGCCGTTGTAATACTGAATCCAAGCGTTGTCCTTGCTGCCGTAGGCTGTAGCCTGTATGTGTTATGGAATATTTCACTTAATGAATCTAAATTTTGCCCTGTGGCATATCTTGGTAAGTTCTGTTTTGCCGATTCGTTGATATTTACCCTTTCCTGTATGATTACACTTGCAAGCCAAAGGATAAACGCTCTTACAGGGTCGGCAGGGTATAAGGTTCTGCCTGTAATCTCTTCGTATCCGGCTATCAGTTTATTTACAAGTGCTTCCGTATCGGTATCCACAAACTCAACCTCGGGTAACTCACTCGGTATATTCCTCGTCGTATTCGTCATATTCGCCATTTACTTCTACCTCCACTTTAGGTTTTAATATGCCCCTTTCGTAGTCTGTCGTAAAATCTATACTTACAATCTCTGCTCTCGGCTCATATTCTCCGATTTTGTCATAAATATCTGCCGTTGCAAGTGCCGTTGCTGTTGTAATCGGTTTATCTATGTAAGCTGCATTTAATCCAAACTCACGGTTAAGCGGTATGTCATATTCTAACGAGGATAGCAAAAACCAAACATTTTGTATCACTTCCTCGTATAGTGTTTGAGGTGCAAGGTTTATAGGCTGTTCCTGTGCGGTATCTATCGTAAAACTCATTCCTGCCTGCCTTTCTACCTCTTTGCGTACTGTTCAAGCGATAAGGTGCTTTTGGCTATCAACAGGTTTCCTTGATTATCGAATTTCTCATAATCTTTTGTATGTCCTGTGATAACCCATTGGCTGCCGTATTTCTCACCGCCGATAACAAGCGTAAGGATTTTTCCTTTCTTTCTGTACTTGTCTATTTTGTTCTGCATTTTCTTGGGATTTACCCCAAGAAATGCGGATAGATAAATGGTAAGGCTCGCCGTGTCTGCATCATTGTATTGAAACTCTAATAACGGCTTTTTAAGATGCCTTGTGTGTTTTGCATAATTGGTTTTACTGTCTATCTTCAAATCGTCAAAGGTTCTTACCTTATTTGCCGATACCTTAAAGACAATATCCCCAAGTGTTCCAATCTCTGCCATTAGATACCTCCTATAACAAAACCGTCCCCCTCTCCGTCCGGCTTGAATATGCACAATACCCATTGCCCTACGGTTGGAATCCAAGGTTTTACTTTAATCTTGCATCCTGTTTCACATTCCACGGTTGGCGGTCGTTTTACAATCCTTAAATCTCCTGTAACTATGCCCTGGTCCGGAATCTGTACCCTTGCGGTCATTTCTCCGGCGTTTACCTTACTTACCTGTCCGATTCTTACAATATCTTTTAGTTCCTGCATATCTGTACTGCTGAATCCTGTCATTTAATACCCCTCCAACACGCTACGCAACTTTATCTGTACCTTGTATCCGCCTGTGATACTATGTTGTGCCTGTTCTACTATGTACTTTCCGTCAAATTCTCCGTATCCGTATACAGTTACGGTTATGCCTGCCACATAGTCCACATCTCCGACTAAGGTAAATTCCGCTGTTGTTTCGCCTTTATTTCTCTGTCGCAACTGGCACTTTGCCAACTCCAACGCTTCCGCTTGGCTTGTTACCTTATGCTTAAATTCGTATGTCTGTCCGTCCGGGTCTGCTCCCGGTGCTGTGTATGTAGCTTCAATAGTTTTCTTTGTGTTCGGGTCTGTATATGATACATGGCATTTTGAATAGGATGTATCTGCCGTTTTTGTAGAAAAACTATAGCTTAATATATTTCCTTTCCCTGCCTTTATCTTTTTAACGGATGATTTCTTTTCATAATCTGCTTCGTCAAAAAGAACAATGGTTTTTGATGTAACCTTTAAGGAAATACCTGCATTTTTGCATAGCTTTTTCAAAAAAACTATATCCGCCGTGTTTACCTGTTCTTTTCTCTTGTAGCTTGGGTTATGGCTTGAAAGATACATTACTTTCATACTGTTACCCTTGCCTATCTTTTCTGCTATATTTTTAAGATTGGTATTCTCCCAAGTCTTAGATTTCTTTTCCTGCCGTAACTTTGTACTGTACGGTATTGATGTAGCCTTTATGGTTAATTTCTGCGGTGGTCCTTGATAACTTACGCTATCAATCTCAAATTTTCCGCAATCTAATACCTTATCTTTTCCGTCTGAATACGGATTTTTTTGTATTACAATAGCGTGTATCTCCGTGCCCTTAAATGCTTTCTTTTCCTTAATCACGGTCGTTTTTGTTGTGGTTGTTGCCTGTCCTCCCTCTACGTCTGAAGCATTGCACCAACCGTATACCCTTTGTCCGTCCTGTGATATAAGATGATATGGGTGTGCGTTGTGATTCGCTATTGTGCATTTACAGGTGCTTGCACCCCTGTTTACTGTCGGTTCTGCTGCCATAGAGGATATATATACCGGTCCGCCCTTGAATTTCACAATAGCACCTACCTTTATCTCTCCACCGCCTGTAGTAACCGTTTCTGTTTTCGTTTTTACCGCTTTGCTCGTATTGAGCCAATCTTTAATCCATTTACCCTCCCTATCGTCCAAGGATAGGCTTATATCGTCCGTTTCGTCCTCTTCTTTGTCTGTAAAGGACAGGGATAACAGATACTTGGATAATTCCTTGGATATATCTGCACCCTTAAAGTACAGTTTTACCACGGTACGCCTTGCGTAGTTCTTGTTACTCACTTACCGTTACCCCCTGTTTCCACGGTGGCAGGGATTCCGATACCGTCAATTCAATTTCCGGCAAGGTCAATACAACCCCTGCCGGAAAAATATAGGTATCTTTATACTCAATATTCGCCTTAATAAGAGTATCCATATACATTTCATTGCCGTAGGCTTTGTAAGCCACAATATCCCAAGTATCCCCGGATACCGTTGTATAAGTGTTATTAAGCATATACTACCCTGTCCTCCTGTTCTTTTTGTTCTTTCAGAATTGCAACAATGATTGCTCGTAGCTTTTCTAAAAATGCTTCGTCATACTGTTCTAACTGCTGCTTAATGTTGTTCGCTTCGCCGTTTCCGTTTACTACAACACTTGGCGAATTTTGAACATTTATAACGATTGTGCCGGCCCCGCTCATTCTTGCGGATACATTATCCGCCGTCTGTGCCTGTGAGATATTGTTAAATATCTGTCCTGTTTGTGCTGCCGTAAATACTTTTCTGTTGGCAGCGTTTGTAATCAACTCCGGTCCATTCTCTCCGGCTATAAATGTACCCGGTGTCCTGTCTGTACCTTTTGCAAATCCCGGAATCAAAGGTATGTTAATTCCTTTTCCGCCAAGTCCGGGAACCCAATCCGGCACTTTCAATTTATTAAGTCCGCTGATTACGGTATTAACCGCTGATACAACGGCTCGCAATGGTGCTTTGATAATTTCGCCAAGACCTCCAACCGCTCCCGAAAAGATAGACTTAATTCCGTTCCAAGCCTGTGACCAATTACCTGTAAATACGCCTGTCACAAAATCTATAATTCCGCTTAACACGGTCATAAGATTTTGTATTATGCCCTGCACCGAACCAATCACAGATTGAACCACGGATAAAATTACAGGCATTACAGCTTGCACCACCTGTAAAATTCCCTGTACGATTGGTGCTACTATGTTCCAAATCGTTGTTAAGGCGGTTTGAATTGCCGGAAGCAATACCGATAAAACATTAGTAACTACAGGCAAAATTGCTTGAATTGCTGCCGATATAGCAGGCAGTACGGTACTTGTTATAAAACTGAACAATTCCGATATAATCGGTAATACATAGGTCTGTAAAAACGAGATAAGTTCCGATATAATCGGCATCAATCCGGCTATAAAATCGGCAATAATCGGAATGACCGCACCGACAAAATCAACAATGCTTTGAATGATTGACATTATCGTAGGTGCTGCTGCCTGTATGAAACTCACAATACCCGGCACAACATCATTTATAATTACCTGTAATACCTGTTCCGCAACAGGAACTACATAGGTTGTCACAAATGCTATTACATCTGATACCGCCGTTTTTACCTTTCCAAGGATATTTACAAGCGTATCAAATACCTGTACGCCTTTATCCCCGAAAATCTCTTGTATCTTGTTTCTCGCTTCTCCGATATTGCTATCAGAGAAAATATTTTTAATGGTATCTCCAACATTCGTAATAACCGCTACAATCTTGTCAAAGATTGCCAACGCTTCACTTCCGAATGTCTTTTCTATAAATGCTCTGATTTCCTGTAAGTGATTTTTTACCAACTGAATAACAGTAATAATCGTTGTGATTACTCCAACAATCGGCAAAATCTTACCTACCACTCCACCAAGCGGACCAAATACGGAACTTGCCAAATTTCCCAACGGTCCAAGCATTGTTTTTATTGCATTTCCTACAGGTGCTATAAACTTCGTTATTTTCCCGAATCCTGCACCTATGAGATTTCCAACCTTACCTAAAGGCGAATTTGCTATAACTGTTCCAACTCCCGACAGGATACCGCCAAGTTTACCGCCCATTCGTGTAAACGGACTTAAAAACAGGTTAAGTAATTTTGAACCCGCCCCCATTACAGTACCGCCGATTTTTCCACCGATACCGCTAAATACACTGCCAATTTTTGTAAACAGGGTGCTGTTGCTTAACACTCCGCCTAATGCACTGCTTACGCCCCCGGCTGCGTTCTTTACGCTTGTGAAATATCCAAGAATACCGCTACCGATATTCTTAAAATTCAAAAATCCGCCTGTAAGGCTTTGTAGGTACTTATTCATTCCAATTCCCTTGATTATTTCAAAGGCTTTTTGAACATTGAGTATCCCGCCTTTTACTTCAAGGAAACCTAGCTTTGCTGCAAGTCCTCCGACTTTTAACCCTGCTAATGCAACCGCAACTTTGGCAATGGTTTTTGTTGCCTGCGGATTCTCTCTTACAAAATTTGTTACTGCGTTTACTATTTCCGTAAATTTCTTTACACCCTCTGTAAGGGTCGGCAATAACAACTCTCCAAGTTCTACCTGTAAAGCATCAAAGGCAGATTGTGCCAATGTGATACTTCCGTTAAGGTTATCCAACTTGGTTTCTGCCATTTGTTTGGCTGCACCGTCACAGTTATATACCGCATCTGTAAGTTTATTAAAATCTGCTTCTGATGCGTTTACGATAGCAAGCATACCCGCAAAACTTTCTTTTCCGAAAATCGTTGTTGCTGCTGCCACCTGTTCCGCTTCGGACAATCCGCCTAAACTGCTTCGGAGGTTCTTTACTACATCCCCAAAACTCTTCATAGAGCCGTCTGCATTTGTAAGGCTTATGCCGTATTTCTCCATTGCTGCCGCTTGTGCATCTGTCGGCTTTGCCATATTGGCTAACGCTGTCTTTAAACTTGTACCTGCGACCTCTGCCTTAATACTTGCATTTGCCATAAGTCCAATACCTAAAGACATATCCTCTACGCTGTAACCTAATGCTCCGGCTACAGGTGCGACCTTTTGGAATGTTGACCCCATCATACTTACATTGGTGTTTGCATTACTTGATGCTTGTGCCAATACGTCCGAAAAATGTCCGGCATCTGATGCACTCAACCCAAAAGCTGTTAAGGCATCCGTTACAATATCGGATACACTTGCCAAATCTTCCCCGGAAGCTGCCGCAAGGTTCATAATACCCTCGATACCGCCTAACATATCCTCGGTTTTCCACCCCGCCATAGCCATGTATTCCATAGCCTGTCCGGCTTCTGTTGCGGTAAACTTTGTTGATGCACCCATTTCTTTAGCTTTGTTTGAAAGTTGGGCGATTTCCTCGGTTGTTGCTCCCGATATTGCCTTTACTCCCGACATCTGCTCTTGAAATTCGGCTGCCTTTTTAACCGGTCCGGCATATATCGCCGTTCCTACTGCTGCGATTGCTCCTATTGTTCCTGTCAACTGTGACTTTGTTTGTGCTATCGCTGCGTTATTCTTATCTATTTTTTCGTTAATGGCTGCAACTTTTTCCTGTGATTTCTGCAACCTGTCATATTGCTTTTGTAATTCCTCTGTATTCTTGGCAAGGTTATCTGTATTTATGCCCGCTTCTTGGAGTGCCTGCCCCATTTCCTCCAACTTTTCCGTTTCGTCTGCTGCCTTATCCCTTGCCTTTGCCAATGCTTCCGTATTGGCTTCTAATTTCTTTTTAAGTTTCTCGGATTCTCCGCCCGTTGCATCATACTCCGCCTGTAACCTTTCGTGTTCTTTTTCAAGGTCTGTAACTCTCTGCTTACTTCTCTCTACTGCTGTCTGCTGTTTCTGATACGCCGATACATCCTTTAACTTATTTCTAACCTCTTTCAGATTATCGCCCAAAAGGGTCATAGTGCTGTTTGCTGTCTTAAAGGTCTTAGAGAAGTTCGGCCCCAAGGCTGCGGTTAATTGAAAGAAAAATTGAAATTGTCTTGCACTCGCCACGCCTTTACCTCCTTTCGGGCATAATAAAAGCACCTGCCTGTGCAAGTGCTGAATCTATGTAAATTATGATTATTTTCTTTGTTAAAATCCGCCCTGTGTTTCAAGGGCGGATATGTTATTGGTTGTTCTGCTGTTGTGCTTTCTCTTTTTCTATCAATCCGTTAAGGCTTCGTATCCACCCTCTTAAATCACGGATTGTAAGGCTTACCCAATAATCAACCCCTGTGTGTGTCTGTCTTGAAAGTAAAAGTGCATTTTCTCTTACCCAAGTTCCGGGGTTTAATCTGTTAAGCCTGTTGTCACTAAAAAATCTCTGCTCTTATCATTTACTCATCCGTAATAATCTACATTGGCTCTGTATTCCGGGTCGTTTGCCTTTTTCCAATTTATCCTTGTGGTACTCCACATTAACTCTAAATCGTCACGGTCTAACCCTCTGCTGTTGATAATGATATGGTGGTGGATTCTTACGGCTTTTGTTGTCTTATCGTCCGCCTCAATCCCCTGTAATGTAAGCTGCCCCTCTTCCTCTTCCGGGGTGTATTCGGTAACAAGCATATACTTTAAATCCTCGCCTGTTTCCCTCTTCATTTTCCTTTTGATGCGGTCTAAGTAGTTATGCACATTCTTTTCCGCTTCCTCCAAGGACATAGGCAAATGCTCATTGTTGTATGTAGCTGATATATGAAAATCATTTGTACCAAAATTAGTATTGGCAATCTGTACGAATCTTCTTTTACTTCTCTTGTCGTTAAGGTTCTTTTGAGCCTGTGAGGATTTACCCTTTTTTCCCTTGCCTGCTTCCGGCATATTCGTAACTGCTACTATATCAACCTCTAAGTATTCCTCTCCGCAATATATCCTCTTCTCACGGATAAAGTTCTTTCTCTTCTTTGCCATACCGTTCATTCTCCTTATACTACAAGTCCATAAGGGTACACCTACTAAACCATATACTTATACAAGTATAATCTTATATAAGTATATAATTTTATGAATGTCCTAGATGTTAATACCCCATACAAGGTCCTCAACACGCCCTCATTTATAGCCTTTTGGCGTGTGATTTCAAGGCTTTTTATTGACTTTGTGCAAGCCTTATAGTATAATTTGAATAGGTGTAATTATCGCTATAAGGCGGTAACAGGGAACTTGCATAAGCCACTATGCAAGTTCCTTTTCTTTTGCTCTTTCCCTGTAAATCTTGGTTGCAAAATCTACCGTGTAATATCCTCCACAACCTTTATGCTTTGCCATATACGCACAACTAAGCGATATTTGACCGCATTTTAAGCATTTAAGTTTAAAGTACGGTAATGCCGTTACCTGCACGTCCAAACAAGGAATATACGGTATCTCCAAGCCGTTATCTGCGTGGTATCTGATACCCTCCACAAAATCCGAATAATCTACCATGCTTCCAATGTTCTTTATGTTCTCGGTATCCAAATCCCCGACCTCTATAATCTCGCCGTTTACTATGTCTACCGTTGTTTCCAAGTCCTGCACTATGAAATAGCCTATTTCTTCCGCCGTTTCATAAAGCAATATATCCTGCTCATAAATCGGTTTCCCGAATCTGTCGGCTGCATCCGTCTGTCTGCACATGGTATTTATATCTACCTCATACACATTTGCACCCGGATAACCGCCTTTGTCTATGTAATGACCTGCGGGGCGTACTGCCCCGTCACTCGGTCTTATGGGTGGTTCTGTTATATATTCGCCCTCTACCCATATTGGGTACGGTGTACTACTGCTTTTCGCCTTTGCTCTCACTTTCCTGTACCCCTCTTTCCGCAACCGTGCCGATAATCTCCATAAATGCCGTGTCGGATACTCCTGCTTCATTCACGCACGGCAAAAGCTGATGTATCACACCCTCGGGGTCAATCCAACGGAATATAACCACATCCGCAAGCCTAACCTTTACGGTATCGCCCTCAAAGTTCGGAAGCGTATTATATTCCCTGTCAACTGTTGCCTTGTCTACTACAAATTCTCTTATCTGTCCGTCTACTTCCAAGGCTACAATATCGCCTGTGTAAATTTCTTTGCCGTTCTTATCCCTGTAAGGTGTCTGTTCTCCCAAGGTGTCCGGAAATATCTCTTTAAAATCTCCGTAGACCGTGCCAATCTCCGCCACTTCATCCGTTGCATATCCGTAAGACGGCAGACCGTAGACCCACTCGTAAGATTCTTTTTCCCTGTTGTATGTCAATCCTCTGTACTTCATTGTCTTACCTTTCCCAAGGCTTTAGCGTAAGAGGGTACTGCTCTTTAATTTCACGGCTACGCTCTACATTAGTCTGTAATATAAGCTGTGCCTTTTGCATTTCCTCTTGTGGCATTTCCTTGTCTTTGTACTCGTCTACAAACTCTTGATATTCCTGTATCTTTTTCCTTAACTCTGCATCCGTGGCAGATATGACATATACGGTACTGCAATGTCTGCAACGCCAATACCTGTATTCGATTTCCCCGACTTTTTTATAACTCGGTTTCGTCTTTCCTATGGATTTATGGCACTTATCGCATACGATTGTAGGCTTGTACTTTCTTTTTATTGGTTTCACTTTATTCCTCCTGTAGCACTTTTAGGCTCTTGATATGGGATACCCGGAATAAACAGGATTTACATACATAGGTATCCTTGTGAGATAAAAAGTAATACCCACCTTTCAAGTACAGGTTGGGGTTATTTCTTACCTCTTCCGTGCCTGTTTTCCTTAAAACTCCCTGCATTGTATCGCCGTCAAATAGCTTTACTTCCACGCTCTCGCCTATGTGCTTTTCTAATTCGCTTCGCTTCATAGTTACCGCCTTTCAAGTACAGGGGTGCTACCGCACCCCTTAACAGTTATTCAGTAATCAGTTTTCCGTTTACCTCATAAAAAGCGGAGCGGAAACCAACGCTGCCGTACGAGCGGGAACGAGGGTGACTCAAGCCGAGAGCGGACGGACCCGAACTAGAAGTATTGTAGAACGCCGACCCACGGAGAGGCATATATTCGCCCTCGGTGGCATCAAAGTATACATAGGTCTTTCCCTCTTCCTCTGCTCTTTTATCCGGAATAATTCCCGAATCTTTAAGCACCTGTGGAATTTCTGATAACTCAACCTCTAATTTCTCAATTCGTACTCCGTCATAATCCGGCTCGTAATCATCTGCTGCCACGGCATCCGTAATTGTGATTTCTCCACATTCCACATTTGCCCTTACCGGTCCCTTGGATGTTTCCGCCTGCTGCCATTCGGCACTATCCTTTGACAGGTCGCAGTATGGGGATGCTGCTTTATTGTCCGGGATAAACTCTATTACTCCGTCCTTAATCCTTAATCCTGCCAACCATTCCCATACATTACCGTTAAGGTCTGATACTCCATAAGGTGTATGGTCGTGATTCCATGTAACCGGTCCTGTACCTGTGTATGTTCTTCCAAGATTACTTACCTTGCCCTGTTCGTCATTGTGGTAGTAGTCCTTGCCCCAATCGGTGTTACCGTGTGGCATTGTGCCTTTTTCTCTGCTCTGATTTAACAGATATTCGTACTCTACGGCGGTCATAAGATGCCAACCTAACCCTTTGCATCTGCAAGCCTGTACCGCACCGTCAAATGTGATATTTACGGTCGGGTCTGCCATTGGCATACTGTAGGCTCTGCCGTCAATTACGATATTCGGGTACTTGGATATGTAAATGGCATCTGCCACCTTATCCCCGATTTTGAATACTGCCGGGACCTCTTCGGTATCCTTTGGTCTTACGAATCTGCACATAATAGAGGGAATCCCTCTATCATCAAAAATTACTACATTGTTGTGGTCTACTGCGTTCATTCTTCCTTGTCCTCCTGCTTTTAATTT